CGGACGCGGAGGGAAGCGATACGCCTATTATCGTTGCAGTCAGGCAAAATATCATAAATGCAATTCGCATTATACGAGGGCAGAAGCCCTGGAGAAACCAATCTTCGATTTTCTGTTCAATCATGTTCTGCAAGGGAAAATGCTTGACCGTTATATTGATCTCGTTTCTGATGTCCTGGCAAAGCAGCAGGAAACGTCTCCGGTGAAGCAGCTGGAGAGGGAACATAAGGATATCATCCGCCGGATCGACAATATCAACCGGGCCATCAGCGAGGGGATCTGGACCTCATCCACCGGCGCAATGCTGCAGCAGCTGACAGAGAAGGCGGATAAACTGCAGAAGGATATCTCCTATCAGCACATGACGAAAGACAAGATGGTCTCAAAGGACCGGATCCGGTTCCTGATGCGAAAGGCTGCTGAAGGAAAGCGCACAGATCCGGAGCATATGAAGGCGCTGATCGGTTCGCTGATCAATTCCGTGACGGTGTATGATCACTGGATGCGGGTTGTCATCAATGCTGTTGGAAACGTAGAGAAAATACCGCCGGAAGATCTCCCGCCGCTTGAAGTTTTGCCGGATGGGAACCGGTTCGACTTTCGTTCAGCGAACGCCCGTTCACTGTACACAGTCGAACCATACCCCGTGATCGTCTTCAAAATAGCGATCTAAATAAAAAAAGCGCCCCGGGATCTCTCCCGGGGCTTGTCCTTACCCGTTCGCCGCCTCATCCGCAGGCGGTTTCTTTTCGACTTCCGGCAGGCCCCCCAGCGACGTCAAAATGCTGAGGACAAATGCCACACCACTCACAGAAAGTGCACGGAGCCACTGAACCTCCTCCACTGCAGCCCCCACCGCAATACAGCCGGCGAAGGTCTGAGCAAAGGTTCTCAGCGCCCGGATCAGCGCAGCTACTGCCCACTTCTTCCAATCCCAATTCATCCAACATTCCCTCCATCTCCATTATTAGAATTGTTATGTGGTGCATCAGGAAGATGTATAAACTCCTGATGCTTCACTTCCATGATTCCGTTCGGTCCCAGCGTTTCATACTGGGTGTAAAGGTTCTGGACGTTCTGCTTCTCGTCATAGTTCGCCCAGCCTCTGGTACCGTAAAACTCATACGCCTGGAGAAGACGATCGCGGAGGATTGCCTGCAGGCCCAGCTTGATGGCGTTATTCTGCTTGATCTGCAATGTGATGAAGCTGAACAGCCCGGCGATGAGGCCGGGGATCCCAAACAAGGTGAGCCAGTTGTAAACGCTCATCTTGCAACACCCCCTTCAGAGATCAGTGCTTTCGGGTACTGATCAGACAGTTTCCTCGCTTCTTCCATGCTCAGGTCCGGGATGGTGACCGTGTAGGTGATAATCGGCGCCGGCTGATCCAGTGCGGCCAGATCCTGGTCGATGGCCACCCACGTCTTCGGCCCGCAGATCCCGTCAACGACCAGTCCGTGCTTCAGCTGCAGCTGCTCCACCGCTGCCTTCGTTGCCCGGCCAAAGTCGCCGTCGATGCCGCAGGGCCCGATGTCGTAGCCCAGGCGGACCAGATCTGTCTGGAGCTCCACTACCTCGGGTCTCTTGTCCCCTCTCCGGAGCGTTTTGTGGCCGCTGGGTGTTGGCGTTGGCTCCGGTGTCGGCGTCGGTGTTGGTGTGGGAATAGCGCCGTCAATGCACGCCGGCACGCCCCAGTGCGTCCATTTAGCCTTCCTGGAGGTGAAATGCTGCACGCCGTTTGAGCATTCGATGGTCTCATTGTTCAGGCCGAAGCCGGTGTGCTCCATCGTCTTGCCATTCTGGACGAACAGACAGCACAGCGTATCATTCGGCATGCAGTCAATAGTTCCTTTGGCTTTCCAGTTATCCGCCGTGTTCCACTGGCTGGTCGCGCCGGCGCCCATGAGCTTCCACCCGTAGATCTGCAGCAGCACCCAGTACGTGAACCCCCGGCAATCAAACGCCCTGGTTTTTCCGCCTGGATAGAATGTACATCCGGAGCAGCTGCCGGTTCCGCTAAAGTTCTTACACTTCGTCTTGATCGTCGGATGATCTTCTCCCTTTGAGTTGTACGCCGCCCGCCGGTGTGACGGCGTGCAGTATTCTCCCCTGTCTCCGAAGATATACGGCCATCCGACGCAGGCCAGCGCCACTTTCCACGCAGCTTCTGCCAGCGGGATCCCGCTCGACTTCAGCTCAGTGATCAGCTCGTCAACCTGTTTTGCTGTTTTCATTCTCATCCCTCCCGGTCTGTGTCGTCAGGAATTTCGTCATTGTTAATACGGTTCGCCGCTACCAGGGCGAGAAGAAAACCTCCAACCAGGCAGCCGACAATCATACCGATCAGGAACATAACTATCCCCACTAGCATCACCTCCAAAGAAGCAGCCGCCAGGATCGTTCCTGACGGCTGAGTTAGATGCTGTAAATTGATTTAATGGTCACTTTAATTCCACAATGCTCTATACAGAGAAACGACTGTTGGCGATCCTTCGTTTGACACACATAAAAGTTCTTCATTTGTTGGAATAAGAAGTGGTCTCATACCTGTAAACAATTTCCCAACGTAATGCCAATTCATTGGGAACTCATTAAAATCAGAATAGAACCCAATAACTCCCTCATTGCTCCAACAAACCATATAAAACTTTTTGCCGTTTGTTACAACACATGGGTCAGAGCATATTTTATATTCTGATTCTGCATATAATATTGTGCTGTCAACGCATTTACCAACATATTCCCATCCGGATATTGGATTGTCGCTTTGTAAAACATAAATGCTTTCTGAATCACCGCCTTTACTGGCATCTCCATGTCCGGCATTTATAAACATAAAATATTTTCCAAAGTAATTTCGTACATTCGGGCGATACAAAACTTGAATGTCATCTCCTGACGGCTCAAAAATACTTTTATCTATAATTTCCCCTCTACGTGTCCAATTAAGCAAATCTGTACTTGTCGCATAGCATATTGTATGTTCACCTCGTTCAAATCCTTGCATGTCATAACCAACATAGTACATTATCCACTGATTCCCATAATGAAGTAATTGTGGAAATGTCATGCCACCTTTATCTGGATCATTATCGATGCCGCTGGGTGTCAAAATTGGATTATCCCCTTGTGTCCATGTGATTAAATCAGATGACGACATTGTACCAATTTGCGTTATAGTTCCATTATATGCCGCATAAAACATCCTATACAATTCTGCCGATTCGTCATAAACAACATCATACCCAAGTCCCGGATAGACACTCCTCCAGTCCCCCGCACTGAATTGAGATGAATCCATAAGAACTTTTATTTTATTAAATGCCAAATGCGGTTTGTATTCTTCTGATTTCACAGAAATAAACCGATTTGTTTTGATTGTTGAACAATAACGTTTTGCCCCGCCTGTTTGTAAAACAACTATTGTATCCGATCCATAACCACCAACAAGGAGTTTTTTGCCATTCGGTGGTATATCGATTTGAGCATTATTAATCTCAACAAATGCCGCTTTTCCCGAAACACTGGGAAACAAACTGATACATTCATTATTTTCATTCAAAATTGAAAATAGGCAATTACCCCAGTTGCATTTTGTTGTGATTAAAAATGAGTTTTCTTCTGATACTTCAAATTCATATACTTTGTAGTTATTATCCGAAGCAGTTTCCATTGTTCCGCTTGAGTTAATCACACTTGCATTGTGCAACACACCTTTCGCTTTTACATTTTCGCCATTTCCTATTTTATCAACCGTTTCATTAAGGTTTTTGCAATTTAAGTAAATGGAATCCTCTGTTATTTTATATAGTCTTCCGTCTGATTCTCTATGATATGCTACTCTCAATTTTACACCATCTGAAGGGACATTGATTTCTATTGCTTTATTCGGGGTAAGTGTTGTTCCACTTTCTGCGGCTAATGATGCGACAACATTATTTGAACTATCATAAATCGCATAAACAATCAATCCGTAATTTGATTGCCCTTCGTATAGATAAATATCTCCGGGGCTAACTTGCACTTCATTAGAAACCACATAGTCATATGTTGTAGCATCGCCAACTGTACCATTTGCATTGATAATTTTCTTTTCACTTATTATCGTTTCAATTTCTCTGCCAATAACTACATTTGGCATATTTGTTTTTTCCAATTTGCTTAATGTTGCATTTCCAAAGAAACCTATATACAATTTGCTTGCATTTTGTGGCATGAATATCTTGTAATTAGATAAAGTGGTTCCTGTTTCTGACCCAATGCTATTCCTCTTAAATAAAATATTATCGTTACTATCTTTGACTAAATACATTCCAGCCCCATACCGATTATGAGCGTTTAGTATATAGATTTCTCCTTGTTCTACATGTATTTCATCACTTACCTTATAGTCACTATCTGCTGTATATACGATTTCACCATTCCCATTTATTACTCTGTTGTTAGTGCTCACAAAGTTAATAGGTTTTTTGTTTAATGCGCTCTTTAAATCAACAAGATCGCTTCCAAGGTTAGCCAGAGTCCAATGAGCGGAGGTCCATGTCTCGCCGCTGGTGATCGCCGTCGTGCACCGGTACAGTTTGCCGTTATACCAGGCGTAGGATCCCACCGCATACAGACCGGAAGAAGAGTATGTAGGCGCTACGGATGCCATCAAATCGGTATAGCTTGCCGGGATCGTCGCCACGGCTGCCGCGATCGCGTTCACCAGGTCAACCACATCCGACCCGGCCGGAGGCGCCACGGTGCCGCTGCTGGTCTTTCCGACCGTGCCTACAGCTGCATAGATCGCGGTCTTCTGCCCGTCGCTGGTCAGGAAGATCGTCAGACCAAACCGGCCGGGCACGACATAAGCATTCGCCGGCAAAGTAGCGGAAACAACACCGCCGGAAACGCTGCAGGTGAGCGCTACGTCCTGACCATCAGCACGCAGCATGACGCCGGCCGGTGTGCCAGACAACGCAACCGCGTTTCCTTCGCCGTCAATGCCGCTGATCTGGAAGGTATGTCCTCCGCTCTCAGCCTGGAACGCCATGCCCTGCAGGTCTTCGATAATGACCATGCTGTTCTGGTTCCATTTGCGCTTGATGATGTTATTCATGGACTATCCCCTCCGAATCAGTTTTTCTTCAGAACAGCCGATACTCGGCCGTGCCCCTCATCCGTCACAGCGACCAGGCGGCTGTACCCGGTGTATACTTCTTCTACGCCAGGACTGACGGCCGTGATTGTTGAGATATTCCCAGAATCATAGAGCGCGTCAAATACAAACTTCATATCGTATTCGTTCCTGGTATAAACAAACAGCGTGTTTTCATCCTCGATCGCCGAACTGTTCTCCAAAACAGTCTGATCATTCAGCGTCAGCGTTTCCATCTTCAGACACCTCCGCAGTCTTCTGGTCCTTCGCCTCGGATGCCTCCGCGACCTTAATCTTTTGCACTTCGTCCCTGATCCGGGCCAGCTCCTGCAGGATACCCATCAGGTGATTCATATTGTCGAATGTGGACTTGATGTCCAAATCCTGGATCGTGTTCATAACCACTTGGATTCTTTCAACCAGATCGTTCATTGTGTGCCTCCTTAAGATCTCAAGACATGAATCTTGATATATTTTGTTTCTCCGTTCACTGTCACTCCGAACCGGCCGTAGTTGTAGCCAACGCCGATCGTATAAGATTTTGCCGCTGATCCCGGATCACTACTGCTTGTTGACATGGATCCATACGACCATTCTAATGAACCAGCGGCCCGGCTAAAAGTTCCAATCGTGAACGCATCGCCGTTAAGTTTCGTGCCAGCGAGCGTATAGGTATCATCCTGATTGTCTGTCAACGTGATCGTCCATACTCCATTGGAATAGAGACTCAAGCCGTTCGGACCGTATATGTTGACGCCAGCTGTCAGGGTATTGCACGTGATCGCCTGCGCCGTCATCGTGGCCAGCGAGGCGATCTTAGTGTTGATATAACTTGCAGTGATCGTATCTGCGATTGTCTGGCCAAGCAGGTAAATCTTACTGGCATTAATAACCGCCTCTGATTCTCCGGAATTATTGATTGCAAGGCAGATTTCGCCGGCTTTGATATAATTCTGTCCTTGATAGGTCCCGACAACCATGCCGATTTTGTTGGCTTGGACCTCGAACTTTGCTCCTACGTTCTTTTCGTTGTCATCCGCGTAAACCAGAAGTCCGTTGGCATCCAGGTGCATCCCTGCCTGCCGGAGTACATTTCCTGCGTCATCCGTGATTTGGAAGTGCTGGTCAAAGCTCTCCGCATGCCTTGCAGCTCCTCGTCCGCCCCTGGCATTACTCGCCACGGCCTTCTGCGTGGACTTCATGGAACTGGAAAACGTCGGAAGCGCGTTTGCCAGGCTGACAGTCACCCTGTCCGGATCTCCATAAAGGCTCGTATAATTGACCGTCACGCACCGTTCAGCGATCGCTACAGGATATTCCGGCAGCGCCACCCGGACCTGTGTCCCGATCTTGCTGTCGTCCCAGTCGAATCCGGTGATTCCCTTCAGAACGTGACCGTCGATTTCGATATTCAGCAGCGGGTCCGCGCGCTGGTTTAGGAACTTCTGTGCCCATGCGTCGGCCTCCGGAAACGGACCGTTCGGGAATGTGTCGCCGGTGACGTCGATATCCGCCGTTTTGACGATGATTCCGTAATTTGCCTGCGCTGCTGTGTTGTTGTACGTCCTGATCACGGACTCGTTCTGTTTGACCGTCTTCCCGGTCTTTTCCGCGAGTGCCGTGTCATCCACCATCTGGTTAACATTCAGGATCAGCCGGGTGCAAAGCTCAGAATCGTTGTCACTGATCTGGCAGCGCTCAATGTTTCGATTCAGTCGGAACTCACTGGCCACATCCGACGGTTTTGCGACCAGGCTGACCGTCCACGGGAAAGAGGTCTGATCATACGTGAAATAGTACCCGCTGCCCTGCTCGGTCACACCTTCAAGCAGGTCCAGCAGATTGTCATAATTGATATCCTTTTTGACGTTTGATGTGTCCGCGCAGCTGCCGAGCACCCAGGGCTTGACCCCGTTCACAAGCTGCGTCTGCTTGTTCAGCAGCGCCGTCAGGAACTGCGCCGTCGTGCCTTCGTATGTCTCTTCAGCATCCCACACGCTGTCCTGCAGGATATCGATCCCATGTCGCAGCGTATAGGTATTATTGGTAGGAATGTCCCGATCCCGGCTGATCCGCCGGAAGATCCCGACAAACCCAAGCTGATTGTAGATCTTCACCCACCCGTGCATGGGGATTGATTCCGCCTTGTCATCCAGCGTCAGCGTGCACTCGCTCGGGCTGTCCATGCTTAGCCGAAGTGTGCCGTCTGTCGGGTGCAACACATTCGCCACACCCAGCGACGCGTTCAGCAGTTCCGGCATTTTCACTTCGATCATAACCAACGCCCCCTTGCGCTGAAGGTAACGGAACGGCTCGCGCTCGCGCTCCAGCTGACAGTAGCCATGCCGGCGGGAATGATCAGGTCATCTGAGCTGGCCGCCGTCCTGTACGGCATCAGATTTGTCGATCCCGTCAGGATCTGCAGCCGGTCGTCCGCGTCCCTGCTGAAGGTGATCGCGCCGGCCACGCTGCTCATACCGCTCAGGGCGATGCTTTTCGTGATGCCGCTGCATGTCACAGTTACCGTCAGTGAGGAAATCCCCGACCCGGAGGCAACCGTGACGTCTACCGGCACTTCCTTCGCCGTCCCAGGTATCCACAGCGTCGTAGATCCGGAAGCCCCGCTCCCGCTCGCCGTGTTTGCCATCTTTTCTTCCCAGTACGGAATCGCGTTTGCTTCCAGTTCAATGCTCAGGATGCTGTTGAAATCCCGCACCGACCCGAGCCCCGGCACACATCCGGAGATAACGTGCAGCTGACGTCCCGGATGATTGCTCAACTCCAGGATGCTCCCGCTGCACCATTTCGCGATCGCGTCGTGGATTGCCGCCCGCTTCTTCAGGTCGTACAGTTCATGAATTGCCGCGTCAATCGTTACCAGCAGCGCCCGACGTCTCCGCTTGTGCATGGTGCGCCCGCCGAGTACTGGCCGTCCTGTATATTCGATTTCCATCTCCGGGGGTTGTTCACTGACGTCCCGGATCACGATCGCGCCGATCTCGCTCAGCCGGACCCCGTCCATCCATGCTTCGATGTGTCTCGCCATCCGGCCTTACCTCCTCGCCATGTTGACTTTGTTCCCAAGCTGGCGGTCGACATAGTTGGTGATCGCCGAGCCGTCAAGCACAAATGTGATCCCGCTCATTCCACTCCGGACGGCATCCCCGACCAGTCCGGGGATATCCATCATGCTCTTGGCTGCCGCGGACATCTCCTGACTCGCCTTGCTGGATTCGTCCGTTGCTCCAGTCAGCTCGCTGGTCTGTTCGGCCATCTTGGTATAAGAATCAGTTACGCTTTCCAGGGTGGCGTTCAGCTGGCCCATGTCCATCGGTTCTCCGTTCCAGTACCGCTGCAGCATTTCCCAGGTTGAATTCCCGTTTGCTGTATATCCGTTCAGCTGAGCCTGCAGCTGAGCCTTCTGAAGATCACTCCTGTCCTTCATGCTCATCAGGATCGCTTCCACTTCGGCCTCGTTGCCGCCGTGCCAGTTCAGCCCCAGCGCGTTCGATGCACGCGTCAGGAATTCACTGTCAACGCCCGGGCCCATCATGGACGCGCTCGCGAGCCGGCTTTGCCGCTTTTCTTCCACGCGCCGGTCATCCATTGCGTTCGCAATCATCGCCGGCGTGATCGCCGCTGCAACAACAGCCACGGTTGTCCCAAGTCCGCTGGAGGCGAGCGCCTTGGCTCCTCCAGCCAGTTTTCCGAAGAATCCGCCCCCGGCAGCTCCTGCGGTTCCAACCGCTCCGCCGGCTCCTCCGGACGCTCCTCCGGCAGCTGCCGCGGCCCCTCCGCCCTTCAGGGCGTTAATTCCGTTGAGCAGCTGCAGGATCTGCAGCGCTCCGCCGGTCAGCTTCAGACCGGCCCATCCGGCAACGATCGCGCCAAGCGCGGCAATGACGCCTTCTTTATTGTTTACCAGCCATTCGGCCGCCTCTTTGATCTTCGATACAACGTTACCGACGGCATTCTTGCCTTCGTCGCTCTTCAACCAGTCGCTGACCTTTCCGAGCAGCTCATTGATCGCCGTCAGGGCCTCTTTCATCGGTTCGGCCAGGTTGGCCAGAGCTTCCTTCTTCAGATCCTCCACCGCAATCTGCAGCTTCTGGTACTCGTCATCCATCTCGTTCAGCTGCTTCAGCTGCTCTTCGGACATGACGTTCCAGGAAGAGTTCATTCTTTCATACTCTTCCCGGCCAGTGCTGAATAGCGGGATCAGATCGTGCCAGCTTTTGCCAAACAGGTCGTTTGCCTTCGATTCCCGCTCCGTCTCATCGCTCAGCTTCATGATGGCGTTGCCGGCTGCCCAGAACACATCTTCCATGTTCCCGCTGCCGCTGATACCCATCGCTTCCAGGGCGCTCATTGCGTTCTTGTTCCCGGATCCGATGTTTTTCGCCAGCTTCTGCCGGGCCTTGATAATGGTCTCCGCGTCCGTATCGATCAGCCGCGCCGTTTTCTCCATCCGCTGCAGGTCTTCCGGACTAACGCCAAGCACGGCGGAGCGTGTGTTTACGTCATCCGCCCAGGTACCGACGCCAAGGACTTCCTTCACGATCGCCGACCCGACCTTGTAAGCGGTCTTCGCCGCCTTTTCCATGCTGTCGGTGATCTTGTTGATCCCGCTGGTGACGGTCTCAAACGATACCTGTTTCCCGATGTTTTTGATCTCATCGTTCATGTCCTTGGTATCGTCCGCCGCTTCGGATGCCGATTCACCGATCTTGTCCATCTCGGTCTGGGTGTCCAGCATCGCGCCCTTAGCCTGCAGCATTTGCCGGTACATGTCCTGGTATGCCTTGCTGGACCGGTCAACACCGCGGTCGGCCATCTGTTTCAGCGCGTTCTCCGCACTGGTAACAACACTTTTCTGAGCTTCCAGTTTCGCCTTCAGCAGTTCGGACTTCTCGGCCATGTAGCTCTGAGCGTCGCCATTCGCTTTGAACTGTTTTTCACTCAGGGCAATCTGCGCGTCAAGCGTTTTTACGCTCTGTTTCGCCTGATTGATGGACTGTTTGAACTGAGCGACACCCGAGACGCCCATCTTAACGTTAACGCCGCTGGCCAATTACCTCACTCCCTTATACCATGTGGCGGATGTAGTCATAATTCCGCCTGTATCTAAAAAGATCCATGACCGCTCCCGGCTTCATCCTGTGGATTTCCGGCAGGCTAAGCCCGGCGATCAGACCCCAGCTGACAACCATTAGGTAGGTCAGGGTTCCGTCTCTTTTTTTTTCTCCATCTCTTCAAGGGTCACATCGACCGGGCCTTCCTGCGGCGTTTCCGGGATCTCTGACAGCATCCCGTCCGTCATGCAGTTCAGGCACTCGTTCGCCATCAGGATCAGCTCATTCGGTTTGATGGCCCTCATGATTTTCTTTTCGGTCAGGTCCGGAGCTTCTCCGGCCTCCTCGAGCCCGGCGTTCCCCAGGATCCTGATCAGTTTTGCCAGGGATTCCAGGTGATCCACTCCGCCGTATGGGTCCGTGTTGTTCTCATCCTTCGGATCACGTCCCGTCACCCGGTAAAGCACCGAGCTAAGGTCCCCGATTTCCTCCTGGATCTGCTTCATTTCATATACGGTATAGATGAGCGGGATCTCCCGCCCCTTCAGCTTGATACTTGCCATGCTTCCTTTGCTTCCTTTCATTCGAAAATAGGGGCGGAGGAACTTCCCCCGCCCCCGGTGATCATTCTGATCAGGTGATGCTGGCCTTGCCGTTCAGCCAGGTCTTGGCGTCGCTCATAGTCTCGAAAGACTTGTGCACCGCAAAGGTCAGCGTGTCGCTGGAATCCAGCTGTACGCCGGTGCCGCGGCCGCTCAGGGTCGGAACGCGCCATTCGATGTTGCGCTCCTTCGTCCTGGTTTCCTCGCTGTTCACGGAGAACTGCACCCGGTAATACCACCAGGCTTCGTAGGTCGTGATCACCGTGCCGGTGCTGTTATCCCGCATCACACGCACGTAGCCGAAGCCAACATACGGCGCGGCAGCGTCAGTGATGTTGTACTCGCTGGTGTTCAGCACGGTCTCGCCCAGGAGCGTCGCGCGGATCGCGTCCTGCAGGCCGGCCGGCTCAAAGTCGATCGTGTAGCCCAGGACACCGTTGTCGCTGTCCAGCAACACATCGTCCCCGTAAAACTCCCCGTCAGCGCGGTCCCAGCTGATGCTGGCGCTGCGGGCCTCGGAAACGACGGAGCCGGCGCTGTAGGTGATCCCGGTGCCGGGGGTGTACGCGTTCACAGGTGCGCACACCGGATAAACCATACCAACATTCGGTTTCATATCGTTATTCCCTCCAGATTATTTGGTTATCTTTCCGAAGGCGTCCTCAATGAACGCGGTCATCACGCTCATCGCCTTCGCTCCGCCGCTTCTCGCGGCTTGTCTGACAAACGGCTGCTTGTGCATAAAAGAAGTCCCGCTGTTGATCGAGTTCACGATCAGCGGGACCGGTTTTGTCTTCCCTTTTATGACAGCGTATCCAGCGCTTTTGTACCCGACAGAGGTGTTAACTTCCGTCCCGGTCTTGTCGAACTTCGCGATGCCTGCACCGGCCGCGAGAACTGCGGCCTTTTCCTCCGGTGTTGCGTATCGGGCTTCCTCACGCGTGGATCCAGGTCCGGTTTTGATCGATTCCGCCGCGCTGTTGATTGCTGCCGACATTGTGCCGGCACCCTCATACAGCGCTTCCGCAGCGATCGCCGGGGCCGCCTCTTCCAGTTTGCTCAGCAGTTCACTGATCTCGGTCATGCCGTCGACTTTCAATTCGTACGCCATCAGATCACCTCGAACGTCCACTCCCAGTGGAATAACCCGGTTTCCCGCTCGTACATGTGGCTGTTCAGACTCCAGCATCCGTCACAGTAGGCGGCCAGCGTCCCGGTGATCAGCGGCACCCATCCGGCCCCGTCTTTCGCGTGGCTGAACAGGTCAACGCTGCCCTCATAGGACGTGTCCACCTTCTGGTCGTCTCCGCGGATCGCTCCGGCCTCGAAGTCCAGGGCGACGATCCCGTAGCTTTCGCTGTCCGGTCTCGTGTACCATTCGTTCTCAGCCATCGGCAGCGTCACGGTGGCCGTGCCTTCTCCCTGGGTCAGCGCTTTCAGCGCCGTCACAAGGGCCTCGTACTGGCTGCACATTATCCGCCCACCTCCTGAGCTGCCGGCGCGGTGTACGCCGTGCTGTTGCCTTCCTTCCGCCTGATCGAGAGGATCACGCCGTTGTATTCCTTGTAGGGATCCTGACGGATCACCCGCCAGTGTTCGCCCTTATAGATCAGCTCACGCTCGCCCTTGTAGTCCCGGTCGTAGGGGATCAGCAGCTTCGCCTCCGGGCTCAGCCCTTCGCCTCCGGCCTGGTAGATGTCGGCCTGTGTAAGGCCCATCTCCTGGCACTTGACCTTCCGTTTCGTCTCCGTCGGAGCCGATCCGACCTCGTGGGCGTCCGGGCTGAAGGTGATCAGCTCACAGCTGGTCATCATCCGCATCCGGATCACCTCCGTAAGTCGTGTATGACTTGCTGAGCCGCAGCTGGCCCTTCAGGCTCTCGTATGCCTTCAGCAGGTTGTCATAGTTCGGCGGGTTTCCGATCCGCATGTTGCACCAGGTCGCGATCGCCGTCATGATCAGCTCATCCGTCAGGGTGCTCCCGTCGGTGATCACGCCCGTCTCCGCGTTTCGCGTGATCGCGATCGTGCCGGGCAGCTGAATCTCCGCCGAAGTGGTCAGGTCCAGCGCGCAGGCCTTGATCTGCATGATGATCTCCGCGTCGTAGTCGTCGCCGCTGATCGGCAGCGTGCTTTTCACTTCCTGAAACATGTTTTCTCAACTCCCGCCATGTACTGTTGATAGTGTCCTTCATCGTACAGGTGCACCGGTTCGCAGTGGGTGTCCGCCCAGATCTCGAAGCCGTTGCAGACCGCCCGGATGCAGAAGTGCCGGTCCTCGCCGAAAACCGCCTGGCGGATGTTCGGGATCGGCGTATAGTCCACGCCAGCCTCCAGTACCTTCCGCTTGATCAGGAACAGGGCTCCGGTCCCGCCCACCTGGTACAGGCCGGGCTCATGCCATTCCGGTTTATCGTTCACCGTGCACTGGTCATACATCCATGCGTTGCTCCAGCCGTTCGTCCAGAACAGACCCGCTACGCAGTCCTTGTCCGCTTCCAGGAGAACCTGCAGCGTATGCGGTTCCAGCACGAGGTCCGTGTCCACGCTCAGCAGGTAGTCGTACCCGCCTTCCAGCGCGTAGCGGATCGTTAGGTTCCGGTAAACGCTCATCGCGTTGACCAGGTCTCCCGTCCACAGGTGGTTGTGGTACATCGTGACGTTTTCGCTGTTCATTTCCACCCAGTCAGCGTTCCGGATCTCCGGGATTACCTCCGGGCAGTCATTGACAACAAAAAACCGGTCGACCTTGACGTCGTCCGGTATGATGAGGCCATCCAGCCCCTTCTGATATTCGCGAAAAATCTTCGGATCCTGGCGGAGGGGTGCCGCGATCAGTACTTTTCTCATTGGAACAGCCCCCCGAAGAGATCATCCCCGGCATATACCGGGATGTGGGCGATATGCCCGGGCCTCACGGTGGGCTCGCACCAGATCTCGCCGCCGATCTCATTCACCCGCCAGCAGAACGCGAGGTCCTCGGCCAGATGGTCCATCGGCTTGAAGGTGGTTCCGAATACGTTGTAGACCGCTTTCAGCAGGTCCACTTTGGTCAGCACTGCCGCGAACCCGCATCCGGCCACGCGGAACGGCTCCGTGCCGAACTCGCGCACCTTTTCCAGGCTCCCGTCTTCATTGATGGAAGTATATACACATGGTCCCCATTGCGGCCGCCGCATAACGAACGCCCCGCACACCATATCCTTCCCGCAGAACAGCAGGTCGTCCACGATGTCTGGTCCAAACGTCATATCAGAGTCAAGCCACAGAACGTGGGTGAATCCCTCGTTGATCGCATAATGCGCCAACCTTGCCCGGGCGACATATACAAGCGTGCCGCCAAGAGGTTTTACCTGGAAGTCCACTCCGTCTTTTTGCAGTTTAATGCTCAGATCCACCAGGCACTTCATAAACTCGACGTGTACGAAGTCGGTGGTCGGTACGGCCACTAACAGTTTCATGCTTCCTTGCTTCCTTTCAAGTCCGCCGAATTATTTCTTTTTCGCGGTAGTTTTCTTGGGTTCCGGCTTCTTCGCCGGTGCTTCCGCCTGCTCCCTGGCTTCCTTCACCGGTTCAGCAGCGCCATACTGCAGCAGGAAGGCGGCACGGCCGGGACTCACCTCACAGATGGTCCCGACCTCGCCTTCGATTTTCTGCCGCCTCAGGATCCTGACTTTCATCAGGCACCGGGCTTGGTCAGCTTGACCAGCTTACCGGGAGCGGTAATGCCGTAGCCGACGTACTGACGGCCGACGATCTTGACCAGGTCGTCTTCCGCTTCGCTCAGGTCGTCCCACTTGATGACGATGCCTTCGCCTTCGGGGTAGTTCGCCTGCAGGGCGCTCAGATCGCCCACGAAGCCGTAAACGCCGTTCTCGCTCAGGGTGCTGTAGGCGCCCAGGGCGGAGGTGTAGATGCGGGGCAGGCCGGCATACGGATCGATCGCGAAGTTCGCCTGGGCAAACGCTGCGTTGAAGGACTGCTCACTCAGCCGGTTGATCACGATGCACAGGTCGCGGGCGTCCTCGCTCAGCTTGGAGGTCGCATCAGCGATGGTCATGACGCCGGGGGCCTGCTTCAGCACCGGCACGCCGATAGAGGTGGCGCCGTTGGTGGCTTCAGCCGCCACAACCTTGGCAACCAGTTCGGAGACCAGCTTATTCAGGATGCGGTAGGTGATTTCCTCGTAGATGTACCGCACGAAGCTCTCGCCGCCCATAGCGACGACTTCGTCAGAGATCCGGATCCACTTCTTGATGTTGTTGGGGGTCAGGGTCACGATGCCGATCTCGAGGTTTTCCTCGGTCAGGCCGGTCGTGCCTTCAGTGTGCACATAGGCACCGTCGGCGGCCTTCTCGAAGGGAACCTTCAGATTGCCGCGGAAGTTGGTCTTGGAGATCCGGCTCAGCAGCTCGTTCTTCTCCCAGGCGGTCTTCACGATGTCCTCGACAAAAGCGGGGACCGGCACGGTGCCGCTCACGGTCTCGGTCAGCAGGGTCCGGCACTCATGATCATTGCCGGTCTTGATGTAGTCAGCGAACGCGTTGACATACTCGGGCGTATTACGCATTTCCAGGTTTTCCATTCTCTTTTCCTCCCGTACTTCTTCTTTGGTTTCGCCGGCGCCTTCAGCGACGGCCTGACGTTCAGCTTCCGCCTTGGCGGCGTCATTGGCGCGGGCCTGCAGTTCGTCCCGAATCGCTTCGAGCTCAGCCGCACGCGCGTCGATTTCTTCCGTGGTGGCTTCTTCGGTGCTCATGCCGGCGATCTCCGCCTGACGGGCTTCGAGCTCTTCCACGGTCATTTCGTCAAACTTCATCGTGTTTTACCTCCTTAATGAGATTGTTCAGCCGTTCCAGAGCCGCCGTCCGGCGTTCGTCTTCGGCCTGCTTGGCCCGCTGCTCTTCCAGTTCTTTCCTCGCACTCTCCAGTGAGGCTCTGGCGCTGTCCAGCGCATCGCCTTCGGAAGCGACCTGGATCGATGTCTGCGGGTATGCCGGGAACGCGACAGCGCTCACCTCAAGCACCCGGGAGATGTGCTCCACCGTGCGCTTCGGGTAGTCGCTCTCGATGTCTTCCCAGCTATCCTTATCCACGCCAAACATGAACGACATACCGGTCATGTCGCCCCGCTTGACAGCGGAATAAAGGGCTCTCGCCTCCGCGTTGTTCTCGGTGTCGAGATCCACGCGAATGTCCATGCCTTCCTCCGTGACGGTCAGCTGCATGGTGCTGTTTTCGTTGTTGTTCCGGCTCCTGGCCAGCGGGATCATGCTCGTATTATGTCCCACCAGGAAGCGGACGTCCTTCAGGTCGGTCCCGTCCAGGGCACCGCGGGCGATCTTCTCCGCGCACCATCCCATGTCGGTTTCCTTCTCGAACACGATCGGCGTGCCCGTGATGAACGTTCCGTGCTGTTCGTTTTCCTCCGCCCGAACCTCGAAATTGAAGGAGCGGGTTTCCTTATTCATTTCCATCAGTGTCACCTCCGTTCTGATCGTCTGCCGGCTGCTTATCCTCCGGCGGGTCCGTTATGTCGTAATACTCGCCGCGGGCCGGGATCTGCGATCCGTAGGGCTCCGGCAGCGGCGCAAGGTTCAGGATCTCCCGCAGCTCATTCCGTGTGGCGAGCCCGCGGTCCGCCAGCTGGCTGACAGCCGTCATCTTGTCAGCGTTCGACATGTACTGCAGCCGGTTCGACGTGAAGAAGATCCGGTTGCCGAATTCCCGCTCGCGCTCTGAGTAGAACATCCGGGTCATCACGTCCGACAGCTGGATTGCCAGCCATTCGACCGCGCCCTCATAGAAGGCCAGCCACTCATCACCGAACGCACTGTTCTGGATGATCTTCTCGTTGACGGCGAAATAGTCGAACACGTTGTCCTTGATCAGCTTCTGCTGGTCCGGATCCACCTTGTAGGCGTCTTGCTTCACCTGCTGCACATTGGTGTAGGTGTTCGGGAACAGCACCAGGCCGCCGGAGGTCTTCTTGTTCTGGAAGGTGAACTTGTTGAACCGCTCCATCTCGCTGGCCAGATCTTCATCCGTCGCCCAGTTGTCGCTCTGGGCACTCCACCGGTACGTGGCGCTGTTTTTGATGCCCTCAATGATGCCTTGCCGCTGCATCTCGATCAGGTCCAGCGTGGCCTTCATGGCGTCGTTACTGTCGCCGAACAGGTCGCTCTTGTACTGGTAGCGCGTCAGGATCCCGACCTCGTACAGGCTGCAGGCGAGCCGCTTATTATTCGGCAGCCAGAACCGGACGTAGGGCGTCCCGTTGTACTCCACCAGCTCCCACCGGTTCGGCAGGATCGGCGTCACGCCGTTCGGCTCACCGTACTCGCCCCGCGTCGGCACAAGAAAAGCCGTATTCCTCGCGTAGAGGATCACGGCCGTCCTGTACTGAAACTGTGACCACGTCTGGTATGGGTTCGGCTGGATCTTCAGCCGGTTCTGCAGGTTCGGCTTGGCGCTGCCCTGGATGTTTACCTGCAGCTTTGCCGCGTGCCGCCCGTGTGCGTCCAGCGCGGCCCTGATCAGGTCGCTCTCGAAGATTGACCCGTTCCATGTGTGGAACGCCGGGGTGTACCCGTCCAGCAGCTGGAAGGTATGCTGAGCCTTCACCGCTGCCGGCTGTTCCTTCTTACCGAATAGTTTCTCCATCAGTCCCAACAATATCACCCCGCGTTCATTAACCGCCGGCCCATCTCGGCCCAGTGGTTCGCCCTCATACACATCGCATCCAGGATGGCGGCCACCCCGTCAACGTGTGCATTCTTGCTAAGTTTTACCAGCTTCTTCCGCGGATGCGCGGAGGTGCCGGTCTCGATCTGCTGTGCCGCGTCCATCATGTGGATCTTCAGCAGGTCGTTATCGTCCATGTCCCGGATCCTGCCTTCACGCAGCATCCCCTCGAAGGTATCCTCGATCCCTGTCAGGTTCCAGCCCTGGAAGACGCTCTCCATGTGGAAAGACGCCTTCTCCATCAGCTGCACCCACTCCTGGGCGCTGTACCGGTCGTAGCCAACCTGCAGCGGGTAGATCTTGTAATCCCGCACCAGGCTTTTGAACCATTCCAGCACGTCGTTCGTGTCGATGAACTCCTCCCCGGACGGAGACAGAAACCCTCGGTCGATCATGATCTGGTAGGGAACCCCGTCCCTCCTGGTCGCCTCCTCGATCCGCTTGCGAGGCAGCCAGAAATGTGAATGGATCCAGATCACATCGTCTTTCTGGCAGGCGATGCAGGCCGACGTCAGGTCGACGCTCTGAGATAAGTCCACGCCAGCCAGGACATAATGGTTTTTCAGATCCTCCAGCCGCATCCGGTGTCCGAACATCTTCCGGACAATGTCCGCCGGCAACCAGCAGCTGCTGCTCGATTGTTTCACGCAGCAGTATTTACAGAGGAACTCGTAGCGCTTCGACAGGCTACCCTCCGCGATCGCGATCTCCTCCAGCATGTAGTCCACGCTGACAGATACGCCGAGGTTTGGGTTCGCCTTCCGGATCTCGTTGATATCGTTCCACTTCTCCGGATCGTCGATCATATACAAAAACGGGGCCAGCCGGCTCTCCTTGCTGTTCCCGTTCAGTAATGCCGTGGACCGCTTGATCAGTTCGTCATAGATGCCTTCGTTTTCATACCCGGCAGTCGTGATCCCGAACATTAGCGGTTGTGATCTCGCGCCCAGGGCGCTCTTGAACACCTCATATTGTTTGAGCCCGGCGTCGCCCCGCCAGGAGGCGAGTTCATCCAGGGAAACGAACGACGGGTTCAGGCCATCCGTCTTCCGCTCGCTGAAGGCCACCGGCATCGCGGAGGAATTGCTTTCCGCGAAGTATACGTCCGTCCGGCGCTTCTTTGCTAGGCGGGCGAGCTTCGGCTCCTTCGAGATCATCTGATAGAACGCCTCAAAGGCCAGTCTCGCCTGATCCAGCCGCCCCGACACAAAGTAGGCGCGGGCGCCATACTCACCGTCAGCGATCATCATGTAGCACGCGATCGCCGCGTCAAGTAACGTCTTGCCGTTCTTCCGGCCCATGACCACCAGGCACTCGCGGAACTGCCGGAGGCCGTCAGCGTCCATCACTCCGAAGATCACGGAGATCAGAGCCTTCTGCCACACCTCCAGCGTGATCAGCTGCGGAGCCAGCGGCCCTTCATGGTGCCGGCAGTACTGCTGGATGAACGCGATCGCCCTGGCTGCTTTCTTCTGATCAAAGAAGAACCGTTTCTCTTCCAGTCCGTGGACGATATACTCGTACCACTTCCGGATCCACGCGCCCACCGTGACGGATCCGTCGCAGATCTGCTGGTAGTACGTCAGGATGTAGTTCTTAGATATCATCCAGGTTCAGCTCCAGCCCGCCGGCAGTGTCGTCCGGCTTTTGCCCTAGTTTCACGATGATATCGAGGATGATCCCGGCTGTCCGGTTCGCTGCGTCGCTGTGCTTCGGCAGCTCCTTCACCAGGGGCGCCGCGTAGTCGTTCGACTGGCCGGCGATGTAGGTCTTTGAGGTCGTCAGCTCACCATCTTCAATGCCGGCCTTCAGCATTTCTATCACGCGCTGCTGTAGGTCGTACTGTTTGGCCGCTGCCAGGAAAAGGGCGTTCTGATCCACGCCGTATTGCTTCGCCATCCGCAGAAGCTCCTCGTATGTGGTCGGCATCTTCTTCGATACCGCCGGCTTCCTCGCGGATCTGCCGGTCTTGTTCGCCAATGTCCTGCCCTCCTCAAAAAAAATCTTGCGATCTTTACCCGGTTTTTTGTAGGTTCAACCCGGCCCTGCGGCCAGGGCGCAAATCCTTACAGACCAAGGGGGCTACAGGATCACGCGACCGTCAGGCCCGATCCTCCACCGCTTCGCCCGTCGCTGCTTCTCATCATCATGGCACTGTTTACACAGCAGCTCGAGGTTGTCCCAGCCCAGCGCGATGTTCGGATCCTTCACGTTGTCCGCGTTCAGCGGAACCTTGTGATGCACTTCGAGCGGTTGCTCCTTTGTCCCCGGGTTAATCACTCCACGCTTTAGGCAGCGCTCGCACAGGTTGCCTTTTGATTCCGCGAAAGCCTTCCGGCACTTCCGCCAGACCCATGAAACATAGAATGATTCGACCGCAGGCACTCGCCTCAGCGGTTCATCGGCTCCCGCCGCTGCCCTTACGTTCAAGATGAACCTCCCGCCGGCATGAGCAAGGAAGCACACCCAGCCGGCACCCCTGAGCCAAACGAAAACACCCAGGCCGCTCGCTCCTGGGTGCTACATTGCACGGTACCATTATATTGTATTGGAGCTGCACATTCTACAACATTTGTCACATGAATTTATTTTCTTCTGATTCTGTCCCGGATTGCCAGGGCAAACACGATCAGCATAAAGTTGCCTTTAAATCACATCAGTATGAATCCCGGACACGGTAACACCATTCATAAACATGGCAACCTCCCCATGCGCTTTGCACTTCTTCTAATGATACTGTTCGCCATGATACGCCATGCTCTGTTTCATCATGGTCAATCAGCATCTGTCTTACAATTTCATCCACGATGCCTTTTGCCTTTTCAGCATCTGATTCATATACCTCAAATTTGAAACCGTGAAAAATTTTTTCATATCTGACTTTCACGCTTCCAACCATCAACCACAAATCTGTTGGAATCAGTTCGCCAGAAGGAATGTAAAACCTGATATATGGATTTGCTGTTTGTCCGCTCATGTTGTCCTCCAATTTACTTAAAGTGTCATTTCAGCTCCTCAATATACGCTGTTCTCAGCCTGTTCACATGCTGCCTGGTGATCTCCAGCTGATCACCGATCCGTTCGTCTGTCCACCCGAGCGCGTAGTAATCCCTTACAATCACCTGGAGCCGCCGGTCCTTTATCCCGTCCATGATCACTTCAAATTCGCCCACCAGCTCCCGAAGCTCTGCGCACTTCTTTTCAAGTTTGTCCAGCACTTCATCTGTATCCGCCCGCTGGAGCATCGCCGCTTCCGGATCGTTCGTGCCTCGCGGCATCCCCGTCAGCTGGATAGCGTGCACCGGTCTCGGACCGCCGATAAACTGATTGAGAAACTTTGATTGCCTTTCCAGCGTTTCGATCTCAATCACAAGCAACCTGTAACCCTCCAGCAGCTCCCTCTTTGTCATTGCACAACACCTCCGTCAGGGTATGACATGATCGGACAGTTATCAGGCCGGCGGTTTTCCTGTACGACGAAATACTTCTGTATTTCCTCATGGAAGCCGGTCTGCTGCGCCTTGAACTCCATCGCATTACACATCATCAAACCTTCATATTCCCCGGATGTGATCCAGTATGAACAAGGGCAATCTTCGCATCTCATGGGCTCCGGTATATCCATCACAATCATGTGTACCTCCTGTAGCTGGCCTTCACATCGTCTTTGTTAAGAACAACATATTTCATCGTGGTATCAAGTTTCTCATGCCCGAGAACCTTCGCAACTTCTTGGATCGGCATCCCATGCCTGGCGAGACCTGTCGCCAGTGTCCGCCGGAACTTGTGCGGATGCACATGATCGACGCCCGCCTTTTCCGCGAGTTTGTTCAGCATGGCCCGAACGCCGCCAGGGTTGAGCCTGTCATGCTGCTTATTGATAAACAGCGCCGGCACGTCATCAATCCTGCTGCTCAGGTACTCCGTCAGAAGCATCCCGGCCACCTCATCCAGGTACACCGTGCGCTCTTTGTTCCCTTTGCCGTGTACCACACATTCGAGCAGCTCCAGGTTCACCTGGTCGCGGTTTAACCCTGTAATCTCGCTGATCCGGCAGCCGGTCGATCTTAGGAAGTGTAATATCGCCCGGTCCCGGATATTCCCGCAGAACCAGTTGAGCCGTTCCAGTTCCGCGTCCGTATAGGTCTTCTTTTCCTTCTTCGGCACCTTGATCACGCCGAGGTTAACGCATGGGTTCCTGTCGATCAGGCTCTCCCGCTGCAGCCAGTTGAAATAGGCTGAGAAGATCTCCCGGTATCCTTCCAGCGTCTGCTCACAGATACCGCGCTCTTTCTCATGCGTCAGGTAATTCCTCAGATGATAAACGGACACCCTCCGCGTCGGTACTTT